GACCGCCGCCGCCCAGACCGCAAACCGAAACGCCACCCCAACCCCTAGAACCCAGACCACTACCCCTTGTGTTGAAAAATCGCCACCAATCCCATCTTATTACGAAGTAAGAAGATAAAAAAATACATACTCTGAAAGGAAGAAAAAAAAGAATATATCAAAAGATATAGATATATATGATAGTAATATATGATAGTGAAATTATGATAGTGGTATTGATTACGTGATGCTGGCGTTACGTGCTTGCGCCTGGGACTCCTGGGGATTGGAGCAAATAATAAGGCATACCCACAATAGGCTACAAATTTAGCTTACAAAATAAATTTGGTAAAAATGAAAAAATCCTGTTGACATACGTGTAGCTGTATATAAAGATATACACGATTCGATGCGGGAAAGATTGGCAGAGGAGCTAATTAATCCGAAACAAACGCAAAGAATCAGAGGAGTCAAAAAAATGCCTAATCATTGTGCAAATTCTGTCTATCTCCCTGTTGGGGATGATGCCAGAGAGGTTCTAAAGCCTTATTTAAGTGTTGATGACAACGAGGAGATTTTGGACTTTAACAAAATCATTCCCATACCCGAAGGCTTGCTGGCCGAAACGACCCGCTACGCTTTCGATGATGCCGAGAATGCTCGTGTAAAGTCTGAAAATCTTAAAAAGTATGGTTTCAGAGATTGGTATGAATGGCGGTTGTCAAAGTGGGGAACTAAATGGAACAGCTATTGGATGCACACAGACGAGAATTGTATCCGATTCAGTACTGCGTGGTCTCCCCCTGTAAACGTTATCTGTGAACTTGCCAAGCTTCTCAAGAAGCCTTTACGCATCACATACACCGATGAGGCTTATATGTTTTGGGGAGAGGCTTTGATTGATGAACTTGGCAACAACGTGGAAGACAACTGCTATGACAGCTTAAACGACACCCCCGATGAACTTGTTGAGGAACTGGGGGTTCGTGAAGGTCTTGGGTTGGATCAAGAAGAGGATGAGGAGGTGCTGGTTGATGACCAAGCCAAGCTCCGCACCGAGGCCGAGCAGATACTAATGGAAGACGAAACCTATCGAAACCTTATGAAAGGAATGAAACAATGAACAAGATAACAATTACGTGGAAGTGGGAAGACGTGCAAACGCTTCGGGACGATTGGAATAAAACCCAATGCCAAGAAGCCCTGCAATCGGTGAGCAAAGCCTTAACAAGTCGGTCAATCGAAGAGGGTTGGCAGATTCTTGAGGATTTGATCTTTATGAACGAAGGTAGTTATAGCTGGGACAAAAAGGAGGAAAAAAATGAATATCAGCAAACAGCTTGAGGAACTTATCAAAAAAGAACTTAACCCTGTGGACGTGGAACAGCGTTATCGGGAGCTATTGGATGACATTTATCCAGAGGTGAAGATTGGATATTCAACCTTTTTAGCTTCTGATATTGTTGAAAAGCTATCCCCTACCGATTTTCGGTGCGGTGTGGCCGATTACAGCGGGACAGACGAGACGCTGATCGAGCTTGGTGGTGAGTATTACGATACCGCCGAAGTCGAGCGTTTTTGTGAAGAGCAAGAAGCAAAGGAGCAAATCGAGGAAGAACTAAAGGAGGCTACAAAATGAACAACGAAACCGAAGCTTTTAAGTTTGTTAAGGAGATTCGGAAGGCGTTTCTAAAGCACGGAGACCACGATCTAAATGACATTCCTGTAGATTACGTTATTGATTGGGCTGACGAAATCTTGAAAGGATCAAAATGAACAACGATCAACTTTGTGCTTTTCTGTTCGGCTGGTCTTGTGCAATGATCTTTGCCCTTGTTTTAATGGGGGTATTACTATGAAGCACAACGCTGGCGGTCTTTGGTTCTCTGCAAAGAGAAAGCAAACGGCCAAGTCTATGCTGGTTCAAGAAATTGGGGACACCCTAAAGCAGAAACACCACATCATAAAAAGATTACGTGCTTCTGCCTTGAGGGGTGACGCAAACAGCACCGAGGTATTGAAATCCCTAATAGACAAAGACTCAAAAAATAATAAGGAGGTATAGCAAGAAAAATTTTTTTCTAAATTTTTTATGAAAAATACTAAATGGAAACCCGCAGTTGGCGATTTGTTGTGGACAATAAAAATCCTGTCCCTTGTTAGGGATGGTGGAGTTTGGAAGTGTCCCGATGGTCGTTCAGAGTGGAAAGTATACAAACGCAAACGCCTCATTCGGATGGATGGGGATGACAACGAACTGAATCGCAGAATCAAAAAGGTTCTTTTGATTTTAGGCTTTTCGGTTCTTGAAATTGAATCAAAGAAAGGAGCCAAAAAGTGAGTGATAGTAAAAAGGTGGCAATACTTCGCCCCACAGAAGGGGGCTGGGTACTGGTGAACAAGGCGACAAACCAGATTTTTGCTTTCATAGGCGAACATTTACCTGTTGCTGAATACTTGCCGAAAGATTGGAAAGTCGAGGAGGACTTAAAAAATGACTACAAGAAAGACGCTTAAGGACGCATTTGACGGAGTTGTGGCTCGATACTGGGCTGGCTCCAAAAACGAAATGGGAGCAATTCGAAACGCCAAGTGTTGCCTGGAACACTTCGGGGAATCCAGTTGCTTGCAAGAAATTACGCCCCAGAAGATTGAGGGGTTTGTAATTGCTTTACGTGACGCTGGCAACAGCAACCCAACCATCAATCGCAAGCTGGCCGCATTGAGTAAGATGCTCCGCTATTCCTATAATATGGAATGGACTGACCGCATCCCAAAGATTGAGAAGACCAAGGAAAGCAAAAACCGAATCCGCTGGCTTACCAAACAGGAAGAAGAAAAATTAAAAGACGTGTTGCTGACGTTGAAACGTCCCGAGCTTGTTAATTTGGTGACGTTCCTTGTGGACACAGGAGCCAGAGTTGGCGAGGCGTTGCGCCTTGAGTGGCGTGACGTGGCCGAGCATCAAGTCACGTTTTGGGATACCAAGAATGGGGAATCAAGAAGCTTGCCGTTGACTAAAAGGGTGGTGGCTATGCTTCAGTACTTAAAGAAGGAAAACCAAAGTGGCCCCTTTACCGCCATCAATCAATCTTCTTTCAACCACGCTTGGAACAATGCCCGAAACGTTATGGGGCTTGCGGAGGACAGGGAGTTTGTTCCCCACGCCCTTCGCCATACGTGTGCAAGCAGATTGGTACAGGCTGGTATACCGCTGACAGCCATCAAGGAGTTTCTTGGTCACAAGAACATTCAGATGACTCTTCGGTATGCCCACTTGTCCCCTGCCCAGCTACAGGAAGCAACCAACGCTTTGGAGGTAGTCTAATGGAAATCCATTTTCATAAAGACGATAAGGATTGCTTTTCAACGGCAATTACCCCAAAAAAAGAAGACAAAGTAATAAGTGATGAGGATGCCAAACGGATTATCCACATTATTTTAGGACTTGGAGACGAAGGAGGAGAAGAAAATGAACAAGATTGAAAGTATTCTTGTAGGAACCATCTGCAAACTTAACGAAACCATTCGCAAATTGGAAGCCGAGAACAGGTCTTTACAACGGCAGTTGGAAGAGACCCATTCAGCTTTAGTTGCTTCTGAGATTCGTGAAAACGATTTGATGGAGTATCGCAAGGAAGCCGCTGTTTGAAACAGGAAGAACTAAACAAGGCTATGGTTTTGGAAGGTATTTCAAAATACCGATCTAAAACTTCACAGGCCAGAGCAAAGCAAAGGGAAACCGCCAGTACAGCGGGGGCTACTTTGCTGAAGCACAGCGTTGGTGACGTGGCTGAAGCAATTAAAAAGTGGTCGGCAGAAGCCAGACAGAAGCCAGGAGTAAATCATTCAAGCGTTAAGTTGCTAGATTTGTTCGATCCAGAACTAGCCAGCTTTGTAGCCTGTCGTTGTATTCTTGACTGCATTAGCATACGAAAACCTCTTACCAGTACGGCGATAGCTATAGGAACCGCCTTGGAAGACGAAGCTAGATTCAGTAAAATGAATAAGGAAAAGCCAGATACTTGGAAGCGAATCAGATTGGAGTGTGATCGAAAGGTTGGCTACAAGTTGAAACGTATAGTAGCCAATCATCGGGTGAGACAGGCTGGCTTTACGTGGTGCTGGTGGACACCCACAGAAAAGCTTCACCTCGGAATGGCTTGCATAGATATTTTTAGAAAAACAACAGGTTTGGTTGACATTGAATCTCAGTATGAACGTGGAAACAAAAGATGTAGCTACATTGTACCCGCTGGTGACACAATCGAGTGGATTGAAAAGTTTGACCGCTTCAACGAGAAGCTGTCTCCCACCCTTATGCCTATGGTATCTCAACCAAAGCCTTGGAGAGACAAAGACCCATACGGCGGTGGGTATGGGGATGGAGTTTTTGCAGACCGACCCTGCCTTGTTAAAACAAAAAACAAACGTTACAGGGATGGGTTAGTAGGCCATTCGATGCCTGTTGTATACGAGGCTGTTAATCGTATGCAGAACACCGCTTGGGTGGTTAACAGCAAGGTATTGGAAGTGGTTAACTACTTTTGGGGACACGGATATACTGCCAACAATGTGCTACCGAGTTCCCAGTTGCTTGAGATACCCAGTAAACCATCGGACATTGAAACCAATGTGGAAAGCCGAAAAAACTGGAAGCGACAAGCCGCAAAGGTTTACGAGACCAATGCTAAGACCAAGAGCAAACGATTACAGGTAGCCAGAACCTTACTCCTGGCTAACAAGCTTAAGGACGAGCAAATGATTTTCTTTCCCTACCAGTTGGACTTTCGTGGCAGGGCGTACGCTTTGCCGTACTTCTTGACTCCCCAAGGTACTGACCTTTCCAGAGGTTTGTTAAAGTTTAAGCAGGGTAAAAAGCTTGATGAAAAAGCTATTACATACCTTAAACTTCACGGAGCAAACTGCTATGGACTGGACAAAGCTTCCCTTGAAGACAGGGCTTTATGGGTAGACCAGAATTTAAGCAATATCCTAAAGACTGCTAAAGACCCTTACTCTACCCTAGAGTTTTGGACAGAGGCAGACGAGCCTTGGCAGTTTTTAGCTTGGGTGTTTGAGTTTGCAGAACTTAAGGACAAAGGGGCTAAGTTTATTTCAAGTCTTCCTATTAGTTTGGACGCAAGTAACAATGGTCTTCAAATTCTGTCTTTGCTTATGCGTGACCCAGAGGGGGCAGAGGCTACAAATTGTTTACCAAGTCCCCATCCAAGAGACATTTATGCTGACGTTGCTCACAGAGTTATTGACAAGCTTACCGCCAGAAAGGACGAACCTTTGGCAAGTGCTTGGCTTTCTTTTGGTATTACCAGAAAGACAACCAAACGCCCTGTAATGATTCTTCCTTACGGCGGGACATACACGGCTTGTAGGGTTTATTTGGAAGAATGGCTGGACGATGAAACGATTAAGAAGCCGTTTCCCTTGGATGTTTCCACTTTTAAAGCTTGTCTTTATCTAACCCCTATTGTTTGGGAAAGCATCAAAGAGGTTGTTGGTAAAGCTCAAGAATGTATGGGCTGGTTCCAAGACATAGCCAGAACGTGTTGCAAATTGCAGATACCTATAAGGTGGGATACTCCTTCTGGTTTCCCTGTATGCCAGGACTACCCAAAGACATTTACCAAAGTGGTTAAGTCAACCCTTGCTGGTAAAGTTCGATACCACAAACTTAATGTGGATAAAAAATCCATAAGCGTTCGTAGACAAGTCAACGGCATCAGCCCCAATTTTGTTCACAGCCTTGATTCGGCTTGCCTTCACCATACTGTTTTTGACTTGCAAGAAGTTGAAAGTTTTGCGATGATTCACGACTCTTTCGGGGTCGTGGCGGCAGATGCGGAAGTACTTGCTGTCACGCTACGTAGAGTGTACGCAAAAATTTTTAAGGAAAATGTCTTGAATAAATTTCGGGAGCAGATAAATAAACAAGTCGGAGCAAAACAACCGAAAAGCGGTAGTTGCGAATTACCTCCGCTCCCGAAGCTTGGGAACCTTGATGTTTCCAAGTTGGAGTTAAGCAACTACTTCTTTTCTTAACGAGGAGACAAAAATGAGTGACAAGAAAAAGTTGGTCAGAATTGTCAGCCCCAAGGGGGTTGCAAAGTACCCAAAACTAAACGAACCCGATAAGAAATTTAAGGCAGACGGAGAATACTCCGTGCGTCTTGTGTGTAAGCGGGAAGAGGCAGAAGCCTTTATCAAGCTGGTTAAAGATCAGTTTGTTCAGCATTACAAGGATGTCTGCGTTCGTGAAAAGAAGAAGGAAGTCAAGACCGCAGAAATGCCTTGGAAAAAGGTAACAAACGATGCTGGGGTTGAGACAGGTGAGGTTGAAATTAAGTTCGCATTGGCCGCAAAGATTGTGTCTAAAAAGACAGGACAATCTTGGGAACAGCGACCAGCGTTGTTTGACAGCAAGGGCAACGTAATTACTGACCGAGTTGGGGGCGGGTCTGTACTCAAGGTGGCCGCAGAGGTTTTCCCTTGGTACACACCGCTTCTCGGCTGTGGCGTGAGCTTGCGTTGCCGTGCGGTTCAAGTAATAGAGCTACACCAGTATAGCGGTGGTAGTGCTTCCAACTTTGGATTCACTTCTGAGGAGGAAGGTTTTGTTTCTGGGGGAGAGTCTTTCCCAGATTCAGCCTTTGCCGCTTCCAAGGAGGAATCCAACGATGAAGTGGCTGAACCGAAAATCCAAGGGGACTTCTAAATATAGGTCACAATTCGAGGCTAAACTTGTTCACCAGTTGGAGACGGCTGGTGTCAAGTTTGGCTACGAATCTAAAACCATTGGATATGTAAAGGTATGCAAGTACAAACCAGATTTCCTTTTGCACACGAAGAAGCCGTTTCTTTTAGAGGCGAAGGGATACTTTCTGCCATCGGATCGCACGAAACTGCTGGCTGTTCTCAAGCAGAATCCAGGCATAGACCTACGGATTGTGTTTCAAAGGGCGGGTCAGAAGCTTTCCAAACGGAGTTCGACTTCGTATGGGGATTGGGCGACAGCCCACGGCATCAAATGGGCAGAGAAAACGATACCAGAGGAGTGGATAAAAAATGATTCAGATAAAGGAAGAGATACTAAACCATCCGATTCTTGACATTGAAAACTGTAAACTACCCCCATTACCAGAGGGGTATGTTCCAGTAAAACAGGTTAAGGAATTGGAGAAAAAGTACGCTGGAAACGAAGAGGTACTTAACGTACTTAAAACCTATAAGTGGTATTTTGATGTGCTTTCAATCGTGGTTAAATACTACGAAAAGGTAAGCCCATTGATGCACCAGTACCGAAGCCTTATCAATGAAATACTGGACACCAACACTCAATTAACTAACGAAGTAATTCGACTAAGACAGGCCACCAAAGAGGAGGTGTCACGTTGAGTTATGAGTTTAAAGATTGAGAAGTCCAAGCAAGGTCCAGACGATTTTTGTTTGGTTTGCAAGGCAAGGCTTGGGTTCAATCCCCAAGTTCCAAATGGAATGAGCATTTGTGTGGATTGTTTGGAACACGTTCAGAGTGCAGACAGAGCCATACAGATTCAAATGAGCAAGCCGCCAGAGGCTTGGTTAAGGAGAAAAAATGATGAAAGCTGAGTTGGAAAAAAGCAAGTTTATTGGGCATCAGCCGTGCGAAAAGTGCGGGTCATCGGATGCCAAGGCGATGTACGAGGACGGACACGCTTATTGTTTTAAGTGCAACACGTATTACCACGGAAAGGGGGAAAAGATTCTTATGCCAGAGCTAGCCTTAATTAAAAATCAAATAGAAGCTTTTATTGATGGGGAGGCTGTTGATTTAACAAAGAGAAAAATTAGCAAGGAAACCTGTGCAAAGTGGGATTACAGGGTTGGAGCGTTTGGGGGCTTTCCTGTTCAAATTGCAAATTACAAGGGAGATGACAACAAGGTTGTAGCCCAGAAGATTCGGTATCCTAACAAGGATTTTAGAATTATTGGAAATTCGAAAGCGATGGGATTGTACGGACAACACCTTTGGAGAGAAAGCGGTAAGATGGTTGTGGTGACGGAGGGCGAGATTGATGCCCTGTCTTTGAGCCATATTCAAGGAAATAAATGGCCTGTGGTTTCTGTTCCTAATGGGGCAAGTGCCGCACCGACAGCCATTCAAAAAGCTATTGATTGGTTGGAGCGTTTTGAAGTTGTTGTGTTTATGTTTGATTCTGATGAGGCTGGTAGGAAAGCGGCTTCGATTTGTGCTGGTTTGCTTTCCCCAGGCAAGGCCAAGATTGCGTCTCTTCCGCTTAAAGACATTAACGATATGCTTGTTGCTGGAAGGGAAGCAGAGGTCATTGATGCGGTGTGGAGCGCAAAGACTTTTAGACCAGACGGCATTGTGGCTGGAACAGACCTTTGGGAAACCATTCGAAAAGTGGATCAAGTCTCCGCAATTCAGTACCCATTCAGCGGCCTTACTCGCTTTACTCACGGCCTTCGCAAAGGAGAGCTAATCACTATCACCGCTGGTTCTGGTGTTGGAAAAAGTCAGTTTTGTCGAGAACTGGCTAATTGGCTGTTAAAAAACAACCAAAAAGTTGGATACATAGCTTTGGAGGAAAGCGTAAGGCGCACGGCTTTGGGCATCCTTGGAATTGAAATGAGCCTACCATTACATTTAAATACGCAGGGTGTAAGTGAGGATGATCTACGTAAAACTTTTGATTCTACTGTAGGTAGCGGTAAGTTCTTTACTTACGACCATTTTGGTTCGATTGATTCAGATAATCTTATTAACCGCATTCGGTATCTTGTACGTGCTTGCGAGTGTGACTTTATATTTTTGGATCACTTATCTATTGTGGTGTCTGGGATGGAAGGCGGGGACGAACGTAGACTGATTGACAATACTATGACTCGCCTTCGCTCTCTTGTTGAGGAGTTAAAGATGGGGCTAATCCTTGTAAGCCACCTTAAACGACCAGAAGGAAGGGGACACGAAGAGGGAGCCGCTACTAGTTTGTCCCAGCTTCGTGGTTCTGCTGGTATTGCCCAGCTATCCGATATGGTTATTGGGTTGGAGCGCAACCAGCAGGGCGATCCTTCAGAACGTCTTAATACCTATGTTCGGGTACTGAAGAACAGATGGAGCGGGGAAACTGGCCTTTGCTCCACTCTTGAATACAACCCCGCTACTGGAAGGCTTTTGGAAAGGGCAACTCCCGACATTCAAGTACCAAGGGAGATTGAAGATTTGTGATTGACAAAACCAAACCAATAAAATAAAAAAGGATAAAGGAGCCTTAAAAATGAAACATAGAGTATGTGATGCCATCACTTTTGATGGGATGTTCTCTGAAGAGGAGTGCAAAGATATTATTGCTTTAGGTCAAGGAGCGATAATGGAAAAAGCCAAGTTACAGCATACTGATGGTAATTGGCGGGTAGGGAAGGGTAGAAATTGCGGTATTACTTGGATAAACAGGGATGTACCAGGGGTTAGCTGGTTGTTCCAAAGGTTTAGTTACGCTTTTAATAAAATTAACGATGAAAACTACGGCTTTCATATTCGCTCTCCTAAAGCTCTTCAGTTTACTGAGTACAAGCTTTTTCAAAAGTACGATTGGCATTTTGACAACGGAGCAGAAAACGATGTTCGGTTGCTGACGTGCGTTGTTAATCTCAAGAACGCTGTTTGGGGAGGCGGTACTCAAATAAAAGCAAACAACTGGGTAGACGGCGACAAAGCAAATAACATTGGAGCGGGTACGTTCTTTCCTTGCTACTTGCTTCATCGAGCCAAAAAGGTTATTTTTGGTACTCGCTACAGCTTAGTGGGGTGGGCGACATCGAGGAGCCAAGAATGAATGACTCAATTTATATTTTTGATTTGGAATCGGATCATTTAATTCCAGATATGACGGCTATCCATTGTATAGCCATTAAAGACCCTGTAAGGGGTGTTGCTTATCGTTTTTCTTCTCAGCAAAAAAACATAGAGCAGGGAATTGATCTTCTAAAGAACGCTAGTCTTATTATCGGTCACAACATTATTGATTTTGATATTCCCGCAATTCAAAAGCTTTATCCCTCTTTTGAGCCTTCGGGTAAGGTGTTCGATACCATTGTCTGCTCCAGACTTATTTGGGCTGATATGAAGGAAAAGGACTTTGCTAGGGTTATTTCAGACCCTTCTTTCCCGAAAAAGTTAATTGGCTCTCATAGCCTAAAGGCTTGGGGCTATCGGGTTGGGGTACTAAAGGGGGACTACAAAGAGTCTGAAAAAGCAGATTTTTCTCAATGGTCACAGGAGATGGAAGATTACTGCGCTCAAGACGTGGAAGTTACGGAACGTTTGTGGCGATTGATTGTAAGTAAAAACTACTCGTCAACTGCATTAGAACTTGAGCATAGGTTTGCGATGATTATGCAAAAGCAACAGGCTCACGGCTTTTGTTTTGATGTCCCCAAAGCTCAAAAGCTATATGTGGACTTATGTAAAAAGCGGGTTGAAATTGAAAAGACGCTTCAAAGTGTTTTTGAGCCAGACAAGGAAGTTATGAAGTCAACCTTGTGGAACACACCAGATGGAAAGGTCTGGGCTACTAAGAAAGAGGCGGTGACCGCTGGTTACAAAGCTAAAGAGGTCACAAAAGGCGAGGCAAAGATTAAAGAAACCCCATTTAATCCAGGGTCAAGAGACCAGATTGCTGACAGGTTTATCAAGAAATACGGATGGAGACCTTTAGAGTTTACGCCAGACGGCAAACCAAAGATTGATGAAGCTGTTTTAAATGAGCTTAATTTTGCAGAAGCCAAGCCCCTATGTGAGTACCTTATGGTTCAGAAAAGAATAGGCCAGTTGGCTGAAGGGAATGAGGCGTGGATTAAAATGGAAAGAAAGGGAAAAATTCATGGACGGATTATTACAAATGGGGCTGTTACAGGACGCTGTACGCATAAAAACCCTAATATGGCGCAAGTTCCTAGTGTTGGTAGTCCGTATGGTAAGGAGTGTCGGTCTCTTTTTTCGGTTCCCCAAGGGTATAAACTTGTTGGAGCAGACGCTTCTGGCATCGAGCTTCGTTGCCTTGCTCATTATATGGCTCGCTTTGACGATGGTAATTACGCTCAACTTTTATTGAATGGGGACATTCACACAGAAAATCAAAAAGCGGCTGGGTTACCGACCAGAGCAGATGCAAAAACCTTTATCTACGCCTTTCTTTATGGGGCTGGTGATGAAAAAATTGGAAAGATTATCGGTAAGGGAGTAGAGGCTGGGAAAAAGATTAAAGCAGAGTTTTTAAAACAGACACCAGCCTTGAAGCGACTTAAGGAAGAAATAGATGTTGTTTTACAATCTAGGGATTGGCTTACAGGTTTGGACGGAAGAAAACTTTCAATTCGATCCAAACACGCCGCTTTAAATACTTTGCTACAATCAGCGGGTGCTTTGATTATGAAGCAAGCCACCATTGTATTGTACGATGTTCTAAGAAAACAGGGACTTATTTGGGGGAAAGATTTTGCTTTTGTGGCGCATATACACGATGAAATTCAGATACAGGCTAGAGAAGCTGTAGCTGAAGCTGTTGGGAAGTTTGCGGTGGAATCAATTAAGGAGTCTGGTCGGTTGTTCAAATTCAGATGTCCCTTGGATGGCGAGTTTAGAATTGGGAACAACTGGGCAGAAACGCATTGAATGAGGAGGATAACAAATGAAGAACTTAGTTACTTCGCAGGATATTTTGACGGCGAAGGATGTATACACGCTCGCTACAATTACTCTCGATACTTTACTATCGAAGTGCTTGTTACTAGCACGTACCCTATGGTCTGTCGTTCAATGTGCAGGGCGTTTGGTGGTGCTGTTTCCCATAATCGTCACGGAAATCCTAAGACACGCCATAAATTCAAGAATCAGAGGAACTTTTACAGATGGAGGATTTTTGGGACAAACGCCATCTTGGTTCTCAAAAGATTACTCCCATTTTTGCGTGAAAAAAAGGAACAAGCTCGACTTGGGGTACGTCTATACAAAGAAAAAGACAGAATTAGAAAGTCCCAAATTGTTGCCCAGATTGCTTCGCTTAAGAGGGTGCAATATTAAAAAAGGAGTAAAAAAATGAAACCTACATTACTAATAGACGGAGACGTGGTAGCATACAAAACTTCATTCTTATCGGAACAGCCGTTCCATTGGGGTGACGATATGTGGACTTTGCATTGTGATTTTAAAGAGGTCACAGGGAGAACATATTCTTTCATTGAGGATTTAAAAAATGAGCTTGGTGCTGGTGATGTGATTATCGCTTTATCCCACAAAGAGAACTTTAGAAAGAAGATTTCACCTACTTACAAGGCTAATCGAATTTCTATGAGAAAGCCTGTGGTTCTCAATCAGCTTAAAGAGTATTTAATATCTGCCTTTAAAACTGAAATTTGGGAAAACGCTGAAGCTGATGACGTTATCGGGATTATGGCTACAGGAGAGTACAAGGATAAGTGCATTGCGGTTAGCATAGACAAGGATTTTAAGACGCTTCCTGTAAAGCAATATAATCCAGATAAACCAGAAGAGGGCGTTAGGAGTGTGTCAAATAACGAGGCTGATTACTGGTTTATGTACCAGACTTTAACTGGCGACACTACTGACGGATACCCTGGTTGTCCTGGTATCGGACCAAAACGAGCCGAGGGCATTCTTGGAGAAATAGGGCAAGGCTCCCTTCCGTTTTATTGGGAATGCGTCAAAGCTTGTTTTAAAAAAGCAGGGTTTGGAGAAGAAGAAGCAATCGTGCAAGCTCGGCTTGCTCGGATTCTTAGGGATGGAGAATATGACAAAACAACCAAAACGCCGTTTCTCTGGAAACCGAAATCGTAAAAAAGTTTACATATCTGGTCCTATGACTGGATTGCCTAACTTGAATTACGAGGCTTTTCACAAAAAAGCCGATGTTCTTAGAAAGAAGGGTTATGATGTAGCCAACCCTGCTGAACATTTTAATGGTAGACAGGATTTGGAAAGGGAAACCTATTTAAAAGAAGACGTAAAACAGCTAGTAGCCTGTGATTATATCACTTTTTTAGAGGGCTGGACTAGCAGTAAAGGGGCTGTTTTGGAGTATCTTATTTCTTTAGAGTGCGGTATAAAAGTACTAGAACAGGAGGAGCATTGTGAAAGATGTGGTAATAAAAGATTCTGGGCGTAGACAGGAGTTTAATACAGGCTCTAGGAGAGACACAAGAGACGGAAAGGGTCGTTTTGACCTTCTTATGCCTAATGCTATCTTCTTGATTGCTAGGCAGTTAGAAGAAGGTGCTAAGAAATACGGAGATAGAAATTGGGAGAAAGGACAGCCTGTTTCAAGATACCTTGATTCTGCCCTACGCCATCTGTTTAAATATATGGCTGGGCATAAGGACGAGCGGCACGATGTAGCCGCCGCTTGGAACCTCCTTGCTATGATCGAAACAATACATAAAATAGAGGAGGGTACACTTCCAAAGGAGCTAGATGATCGTCAAAAATAAAGAAAAAACAAGTGTTGACGATGCTGATAACTTTCCTAAAGTATCAGAAGTGTTGTTAAAGAAGCTTAACGACAGCATCCCAGAAAGATGCCCAGAGTTGGATTGGACTGATAGGATGGTCTGGTTCTACGCTGGTCAACGCTCGGTAGTTCGTCTCTTAGAGAAGAAATACGAGCAACAAAACGAAAACATCCTAACAAGTAACTAAGGAGAACAAATATATGTGTATGGGTGGCGGTTATTCAATGCCTCCTCCTCCTCCTCCTCCCCCGCCGCCTC